ACTTCACCATTACTTGTTGATGAAGGTGTAGGTGCAATCATTATTGTTGTATTATCTTTATGTGCATAATACTTTGGCTCACCTGTTGAAGCTGACACATCCCAGTAATCTCTTAAATATTCATCAGTTTTTAAAAGTATACTTGTCTTTGCTCCATTAATATCTACATTAAAATTCTTTACGATTCGTGTACCAGTTGGTAATGTAACAATATTATTACCTTGTGATACTGCTACTGATGTATAGGTTACTAAACCATAATCATCTAATTCATCTGTTAATCTTTCCTCTGCTCTATTAACAATGTTAGGTATTTGGTCTAAGAACTCTTGAGCATCATTCTCAGTTGTATTTACTATCTCTGTTGTTAAAGTTGTAAAATCTGCCATCTAACATTTCCATCTTCTACGAGCTGCACATATTCTTTTCTTTGGAGTTTTCTTACAGCTTATATTATGCATTTTAGCTTGTCCTGCTGAACGTGCACAAAATGATTTTCTTCTCTTTGCTCTTTTTCCTGTAGGTTTTGATTCAGTTACTGCAGTCTTTAATTTAGAACCTGGGTTTGCTTTACGATAAGCAGCAACACCCTTCTTTGTCATACCTGCACCTTTGCTAGTGGGTAAAAAATTACCTGACTTTACACTAGTCTTAATTCCCATGCCTTTTGATTTTTTCTTTTTAGTTTTTGTAGGCATTGTTATTATCCAAAATAAATTGTAGAAAATACACTTGCAGTTGTACTTACTACTACACCACTTTCAAATCTTACACCTTCATCTGCTAAGTAAGTATCTAAAGAACCATCTGCATTTATATTTATTTTAATTTTTGATTCACCTGTACTTGTAGCTGTACCATCTCTTAATTCAAATACACCTAATGCATTTTTTGCATTAGCTACATTAAAACCTCTAATACGAGTAGGGTGGTCTACTGCCACACTTGCTACTGTTGTTATATATCTTGATGTTAAATTCGTCATTATAATTCCTTCTATAATAATATAAAGGGTCTCTATTGAGACCCCTTATATGTTTAGATTCTAGCTGCCACCTGCAGAACCAAAGAATCCTCTCCAATCAGAAACACCAAAAGAGTATCTCTCTCTTGCTTTAAATCTGACGTTACCAGTATCAAAATCTGGTTCCATTTTAGTTTGTAGAGGAACTCTTACAAACATTTTAGTACCATTAGGTACGTCAGTTTTAATGAAGTAAGCATTGGTGTCTGTAAACCTTCTGTTTACCATATAACCACCAGGTATTACTCCCATGTTTCTAATTGCGTTAATGTCGTTGTTTGCAGACCCAACTTTACCTGGAGAAGCTAGAAGCCTATCAGCAGTAAATTTAAGGTCAGACGGAATGTGTAAAGATTGAGCTTGTGCACCAATTAAGATACCTCTGTCATCTTTAGTTCCATCAATTGAAATTAACGCAGTTTCCAAAGCTGCTTCAGCTAAATCTGCTGCAGCTAATAGGTTACTTTGGTTGCCACCACCAACAACTGGGTGAGATGCAGAGAAGAATGCTTGACCATCTCCAATTGCAGAATCACCAGCAGTGAAGCCATTATTAAAAATAGCTGCTGCTTTTACTTGTTTAGTGTTAGCCATTGCTCTTGCTAGTGCACGAGAACGAACTTTAGCGAAAGTATCATATAGATTATCTTCCATTGCTTCTTCAGTGATTGAAAAAGCTAAAGCCACTGTTTCGTGGTTATATCTAGCTGTGAACGATTCTTGTGCATCATCAAAAGAAACAGCAGCACCTTCAGATTTTACTGGAGCTGTGCCAAATCCTGTGAATAGCACTTCTTCTTCAAAAGACCTATCTGAATTTTCAGTTTCAAATAGGGGTGTATGTTCGTCATTAACATCACCATACTCAACACCAAATACAGCATTAAGTCCTGGAAGAAGTTGTTTTGCAATACTTGCTCTATTTATAGCCATATTATATCTCCTTCTCTATGCTGTTGCTTGACGTTTCATCCAGTGTTGGACGATTTTCACTTCAAGTTTAGGGAACGCACCATCAGTACCTGATAAAGCATTTCCTGGTTCATCAATTAATGCTATAGGTCTTACAGCCTTAGTAGCAGTTGCTCTACTTGAAGCTTTAATACCAAAGCCTGAGTTACCAGTTACAGTTGAACCTGAACCTAAAGTTACCTCAAAGTTTTGAGAGTTAATATCACCTGCAGTAACAGCTCCATCTGCTTGTATCATAAACGAAGCATATGGGTCGTCAACAACAAATCCTACTGGATTACCAATAGCACTTGAAGTATTTGCAGGAAAGTAATGACTAAATGTAGGTTGTTTAGAAACAGGGTCAGTATATTCACAACCCACAAACACACCTACAGCATAATCAGTTGTCGTTGCAATTGGAGTAATAAATCCATCTGCAATTGTAACTAAGTCTCCATGAAAAATGTTAGAAGCTGTTGCATTAGCAATATCGTACTGCGATTGAGCAGTAGAATTGTAATTAGAACCAACTTTTCTCAAAGGGACCATTCCAAATAATGCTTTACTTGCACTCATTTGTTATCTCCTTCAATTAAGAATAATTAATATTTGTTACAAACTATCTTTGAAAACGAGGTTCACGACCTTTTGTAACAGTTGATTTACTTGAGTTAGTTATTGGCATACGAGAATCAGATTGAGCACGTAAGTTTGCATCAAGAGAATCTTCTTGTTGCTTGTGCTTATTATGATAATACTCTTGCCTAGCTATCATCTTATCTGTTGGTATCTTTGCTAAAGCAACATCACCACTGGAAACGACTCCACTATATCTACCACCTTCTTTGACAATAGATGTTGAAGCTAACTCTGGAACTTCTTCAGGGGAAACAAATGTCCAACCTTCACGTTGTCTTTTACCTACGTTCTTGTAGTCATCTTCTCCATTTAATGTAATCCTAATCCATCTTAAAGACATACCTTGAGAATCAAATCTGTTTTTAACTCCTTCAGGTATATGTAAAAAATTAGTTTCTTCAAATGAAGCTGTTTCTTGTTTTGAAGTAGCTTCCCTAGTTTCTTCACTACGTTTTATTTTATTAATAGCCATTTTTAACTCCTACGCATTTGTGTTGTTATTGTAGTATACTCTTCTCCAGTCTCTACTTTAGACTTTTCTTTTGCATACCTATCTAGTGGTATATTCCATTTATTAGCCAACCTAACGTCTTCTTGACTTAGCTTGATTTTTTTGGAGGCAGGAGTGCGAGATGTTCCTGCTACCACTTGGGAAGGACTTGACGTAGCCTTCTGACGAACTTGTTGAGTTTCCTGTTCAGATGTTTTAAATTTATTTGGAAATGCATCCTTTAATCTAACATCAACTTCTTTATAGAAATCATCATCTGCAGGATTAAAACCTTCTTCTTTTAACTGAGCATCTAAAGCTAAAGCTGCTGCAGTCATTATTTTGTCCTGACCAAACCACTCATTGTTTTCTGCCCATGCGACTGCTTTAGGGTCGTATTGGGGTTGTTGAGGTTGAGATTGTTGAACAGGCTGTTGTTTAATACTGTTCTGGTAATTCTCGTAATCTTTATCAAAATTTACCTTATTTGTTTTTACACTATTTAAATTAATCTGTGCTTCATTTAAAGCTTCTTGTGCTTTTAATAATTGACTCTTATCATCTTTTTCAAAAGCATCTAAGTAGTTTTGTTTAGCAAGATTAAGTTGATTCTCTAAACTTTTTTCTTGAGACTCAAGACTTGTTTTAGTTAAATCAAATTGATTACTTTGGTTTGTAGTAAGTCTTTTTTCAAGTTCTTGTTTATCAGCTAAAAGTCTGGCAACTTCTTCTTCCTTTTCTTTTCTTTGACGAACTAACTGACGTATTCTTTTTTGTGCTCTTTCAGACTCAATGTCTTTTGCTTCATCAGGTTGTTCCTCTGGTTGAGTATCTTCCTTCTTCGTTTCAGTTTTAGTTTCAGCTACAGGTTTTTCTTCAACTACAGCTTCAACCTTTTCTTCTTTATCTTCAGAAGTTTTTTCAACCTCAAAGTCTACTTTATCTTCTTCTTCTTTAGATTCAGGTTTTGAAGTGTCAATGTCACTCCATTCTTCTTTATTTTCTACTTCCATTTTTTCTCCGTTGATGCGAACCAAACGATTACGCAATGTTTAATGTTACTATAATACTATAATTTAGTGTAGCATACAAGACACTAAATTATTTATTATTATATAGATTATCAAATGTTTTATTTACATCCATATAGTCATCATGTGCTTCAGCAGTATGTTTATACTGAGAAGGTACAAAGTCTGGAGCACCTTCACCTGCTGACCACATTGCAGGACTTGTAACTCTAACTCTATTATTAGGTAAAGCTACCATTGCACCTTTATATGGACCAGATGTTAAATGTAAAACATGTGATTGTTTATGTTGTGCAGGGTCATCTGCTACTGCACTGTCAGTGAAGTCAACTGTAAAATAATATTTACCAGTATAAAATTCACCATTTACTTTACACATCCAAGGACTTGAACTAACTCTATCCATAACTATAATACTATGATTATGACTAGGACAATCCCAAGGTTGAGCAAAATGTGTTTCAATAGGTGGAGTCCATTCATCTAATGGTATATCACCTATTAAACCTGTTATTGGCATACGTGCCCACATAGCACCACCATGTAAATTTTGTTCTTCAGCTTCACAACCTGTAAAGACAACTTGGAAACTTAAACATCTATCAGGCATACAATTAACTGCAATAGCTAACGCATGTAGATATTCCCCATGATAAGCCTGATGATTATGAGTAAACTCCTTCCTTACCCAACACCTAAAAAAAGGTATATTGGATATAAGATGAGACATATTTATTTTGGTCCATATATAAGTGGAACTTTACCACCAGCTTTCATCATTTTAACTTTTTTACCACCAGCATAACCCATCTTAACTTTTTTGCCACCAGCATAACCCATTTTAGATTTTTTCATTATTGCTCCTTTATAGATTGGTTAATAAATAAAATTCAATTGCTAATATACCCAATCCTAATATACTACCAATTGATACTATAAGTATTTTTTTTCTACGTTTTTGTGCAGCTATCTGTCTTTTTAATAAATCAGCTTGACGTTTACGTTCAGTTGCAATTTCTTTTTGTAGTCTTTCCCATTGACCAGGAGAACCATACAATGCAAACATCTCTCTCATTTCGTCTCTAATTCTTTTAGCTTCTTCTTTTCTAAAGTGTGCATCAATAGCATTTTGTTCAGCACCTGTAAGTTTACCAAACAATTTACCTAACCCTTTAGGTTTTTCACTTGACACAACTTGAAGACTTGCCTCTGCCTTTGCCCATCTTGATACTGAACTTGACATATTAATTAAGTCTTTACCTGTTTTAATACCCTGAGATATAGCTTCTGTAGCTCCCTTCAAAGCTGCAAAAGCTGTAAATGGGTCAATCATAATTTATCCCCTTTTTGTTTTTACTTTTTGTTTTCGTCCACTTGCACTAATAGGGTACCTAATAGAAGTTGGTTTAGGTCCTACATTAGTCTTTGCCCTTTTTCTTTTTACTGCTGCAGCCTTTTGTCCTGCAGTCATTTTACTAGCAACTGCCTTTGGTCTACATACAGGATATTTTCTTTTTGATTTACTAGCTGATTTTCTTCCACATGGTTTACCTGTAGATATATCTACCCAGTCTTCTTTAAACCATTTTTTAAGTCCACCACCTTTTTTCTTTTTCATTCTTAACTCCTAGAATATTCAACACTTACATTCTTAATGTATATAATTTCAAAAGCAGCAGATACATCAAAACTTACACTAGCTGATGAAGATAATCCTCTTACCTCAATATCTGATTTTTCTGTAATAACTGTAGGAACTGAAAATGATTCTTCTATATGCATACCATTTGTAAGTGACTTAACATCCTTAGATTGAAAGACTTCTCCAAAAGGTCTTATACTTAAAATTAATTTACATACTGCTGGAGTATTTGTTGACGTTCCATTTGATGTATCATACTGCATTAAAAATCCTGTATATCCAGCAGGTATTGTCCATAAAGCCATTAAAGATTGATTAGAACCTTCAACACCATTTATCGTTGCATACTTATTAGCTGGAACTCCTGATGTAACTGTTCCTGTACCTGCATAAATAACTCCTGCATTCTGTCCACCAGTTCCTGCACTACGAACAATCATACGATTAATTCTTAAATATTCTTTTGTTGTATTAACAGCAGTTTGACCATTGAGTGTTACTGTTTCGTTTATTTCATTATAATCTGCATCTAAACCAAATAACTCTACTGTTCGTGCTCCAGTTCCTGCTGCTGCATCTGCTGTATTTGAACTTGAAACTTTTAAAACTGTAGCTGCAGATAAATAACTATATAAACCACCTTCTGACCATATTGTTTCAATAGAATTACCTACTGTAGGATTATTACCAAATTTAAATATATGTTTATGAAACTGGATTTGATTTCTTGCAAGTTGTAATTCAAAAGGTTCACTTGTTCCAAATCTAGTTACTGATGATGGTATTCCCATTTATACTCCTTCAGGTCTTTTACCTTTTTGTTTTTTATATTTATCACTAAGTAATTTTAGTTCGCTTTCGTCTATTTGCCATAACAGCACCACAACCTTTAGCAATTTTACCTTGTGGCTTACCCACTCTTTTACCTTTTGCCATGCTCTTTGCACTGCCTTTCCAATCTTTTCGCTTCTTACCACTAGGGTCTTTAATCTTTCCTGCACAGATTTTAGAAGCATACGCATTTGCATACGCACTAGGATAAACTTTAAATTTACGTTTCGCAGCATTTTTCCCCCTTGCACATAATTTAGTCATTATTAATCTTTCTATATCCCCAACGATTTTCAGAAGAATCCCAAACACCTTTCATAGCTTTTGGTATTCTAATTAAAAAGTTGGAAAACTTTACAATGTTTTTTGTAAGTTTCATATTACTCTCCTTCTTAGTTTGATAAGTTATAAGTCATATCTAAGTTAGTTGGTTCATCAACTTTCATCATTACTTGGTCATCAAATAATAATAATAGTCTTACACCTTTATAGTAAAGTTTTTGACCTGCATGTCTAGCATAACAAACATAGTCTCCAACATCACACCATTTTCCATTTGGAAATTTATCTTCATCTTTATAGGCTAAGTCTCCTACTGATAAAACTTTACCTACTGTAGTTAAATAAGCTACGTCATCTTTTACTGAATCAGGTAATAATAATCCACCTTTAGTTTTACTTTTTACCGAAACAGGGCGAACCAATATGTGGTAGCCAGGCAGGTGAGGTAAAACTTCTGGGTCAGGCTTTTCTTCATTTTCAATCCATTCATTATTATTTACTGCTCGTTCCATTTTAATTGTTCTCATCATCATCTCCATCAATCATATTTTTATAAACATTTTTAGTTATAGCTATAGCCATATTCAATCCAGTAATTGAACCTACCATTTGTTGATAACGAGAATAGTCCTCACAATTACCATCCCCTAATGATTTTTGAATTTGACTTATTTCCAGATTTAATTCCTTCTCAATCTCAGAAATAATTTTATGTATCATAGTTATTATTTAACTTTATAACTATCAGGTGGGTCTTGTCTTAGAATACCTTTTTTAGCACGAACTGAATATTCAGTGCTAGATATTTTAGACCAGTCACCATAACCTTGTCCTTGTTTAGGACCTTTAATCATTTCACTCATTAGTCTTCTCCTTTCATTTCTTCTTTAGCTAAGTCACCAAGAGTTTTAATTGCTTGACCTGCAATTTTAGACTGACGATTCTTTTCACCTTCAGTTCTTTTAACTGCTATTTGAGCACCATCTTTTAAAGCTTTAATACCTTGGTCTTCTTCTTTAAGAGTTAGTTCTCTTTGTTTAACAGCTAAGTTTGCAGCTTCTTGTAGAGCCTCAAGACCAAGTTTCTCTGACTCAATCTCTAATCTCTTTTTCTCAAGCTCAACCATTTGTTGCTCAGGTGTTTGCGTTGTACCCATTGCTTGGTTGGCTTGTGAAATCTGTTGTGCAGCTTGAGCCTGAACTTGTTGTAATGTTGCAGGGTCAGTAGCCACTCCTGATACCATTCCATTAATTTGTTCTTGGTATCTCATAATCATATGTTCTTTTATATTTGCTTCAAGCACTGGTTGTACTTTTTGCATAATTGGACTACCACCATTCATTGGGTCAGTTAAATAAGCAGACTTAACTGTTACATGAGCCATATGGTCTTGTCCAGGGAATGCAGCTATTGGCATACCTTTTACTGCTGCCTGTATATCTGATACAGGGTCAAGTGCTTGTGGCTGTACTTGTGGTGGAAGTATAGCTTCCAAGTTAGGCATATTTGCAGCTTGTAATATTGTTCTATGCAGTGCCTGTATATTATAAGTTCCTGGTGGTGCTTGACTGGCTAACTGAAGAGCCAACTGTGAAAGCATTAATCTATGAGCACTTGAAGGTATGTTAGGGTCACTTACAGGAATGACATCTATCTTACCATCAAAGTCCATCTTTAATATGGTTGGACTTGCACCAGGAACCTCGTAAGGATATGAGTCAGGTAAAGACTCAAAGTTTATTCTTGCTAATATTTTAAATTCTTCTTTTTGTGAATAATGTAATCGTTTATGTATTGCACTAAAAAATTTACTTGATGCTTCTAACAATGCCATAGTTGTACCAACTGGACCATAGTTAGTTGAATCATTAATTACTTGTTCTGTACTGTCAGCAAACTTCTGTCCTGCACCTGCAACAAAACCTAACATCTGATATAAAGTATTAGAAGGTTCTTTATAAGGTAGAGGTACAATTGCTCTTGCTAAATCTACACCTGTAGCTTCTACATCTCTAAACTCACCAGGAGATAGAGGCTCATTATCACCTACAACTTTAACTCCTTTAGCTTTAAAACCTGCAGGTAATGTTGCAAACTGACCAGAGTCAACTAAGTTTCTCATAGCTGCAGTTGCAGTCATTGTAAGATTACCTAAGAAATGTATTAGACCTAAACCATAGAAACCAAAACCTGGAACAAACTTATAATGTGTAAAGAACATTTTCTTTTGTTTAGTTGGGTCATCTTCATTATAGTTTCTTCTAATAGATAAAACTTTTCTTGAACTTTCTTCAACTGTTACAATATAAGGTAAACCAATACCACTATCATCTAAATCTAAATAACAATGTTGTTCTAATAAAACGTACTGAGGGTCAGAGTCAGCAGGTATAGCTGTACCCATAATCTCGTCAACTTTCATTGACATTGACGTTTGTTCAATTGGTTGTGCTTCAGGTAATTCAATATCTTCATAAACACCTGCAGCAATTTCTTTTGCTAAGTCATTTGGATTACGTAATATAACATGTGTATATCTATCTGCCTTCATTAAATCTGAAGCATGATAAGATACATAGAACTGGTCAATAGGAACAAACTCTGAACATGGTCTGTCTAATGATGCATCATAATAAATTTTTTTAAATGCTGAACCAATAATTGGTAGATGAAACAACATTCTTTCAAACTCATGAAAGTATTCAGGCATCATATCAGTTAACTGATAATTCATAAACTGTTTTACACGAGATGCTTGTTGTTGTTTTTCTACAGTCTCAGTTCCAATTATCTGAGCCATAACTGGTCCACCTGCAGGAAATAATTCCTGAGATGCTTTAGATTGAAACTTCACTGCTGACTCTATTAAGAGTGGATGAACTGCAGTACATGCACCTTCAAATGGTTCTGAAGTTTCTTTTAATTTTAGTCCTAGTAAATCAAAACCTCTTTGGAAAGTTTCTTCCCATTCTTGTCTTGATTCTTTATCTGATTCGTATTTATCATAAACATCTGCACCAATCTCTTGTAGTCTTTCTTCATCAAGAGTTGGAACTAAATTATCATAGTGTCCTCCTGGCATACCTTCTTCAGGCATAATAGCAGGATTACCCATTAGGTCAACTACTGCTGAACCATCTTCCATCATAGCTACACTTTCATCAGGAAGAACTTGTTGAGTTTCTATTTCTTCTTCACCTAAACCTTCTGGCATAGGCATATCTATTTTATCAAAGGGATTTTTTTCCGTTGGCATAATTTTTCTTTCACAGTTAATATTGTATTATTATATACTTAAAACTTCCAGTATGCAACCCTTTTTTTTCTTTCATAACCTTCTTCATAGTCAGGGTCATCTGGATGAGTTAAATTCCATGACTCTTTCATATAGTGTATTGCCATAGTCATTGCGTCCACTTGGTCATCATGTCGTGCATTTGGAAATGTAATTGCTTCACTATATAAGTCATCACTCCATTCATGACCTTTAGGTAACCATACACGTCCTGCTTCCATCATTGGTGTAGCTGCGTACACTCTAGCAGTCTTATCTCTATCAGGAATATAATCAAGCACAGGTAAACCTGCACGTCTTAAATCTTGTATTAATGATTGTCCACTAGCTTTCTTCTCAATAATACACACATCAGGTTTATGATAATCATATAA